TTATAACTACAGCCGAAGTAGATTTCATATTCCAATCTCCAATATTAAAAATACCCGTTAACAATCCTCCATTAACATCCGCTAAAGTAGATGGTGTTATAAATTCTGTATCTGTCGCTAATGCCTGTGCTTCTACTGTTGACGCCTTATTTAAAGTTACTATACGCTCATTTAATCTTTCTGCACTTGCATAAGCTAAATTTCCTGATCCTGCTGTTATCGTTGCTCTGTTCTCTTGCCATGTCTGTCGAGCAACCCCATCATTAAATGTAGCATCACCCCCTACATCATAAGTAGTCACCTTTGCAAAATGCGTGCTTGTCTTAGTATGTGCATCAACTTTCACGATCTCTCCATCTAACATTACATATCCTGCTGTTATTGATGTCGTGCCTGTTACTCCATATATGATATAATTATCTCCAAATGATCTGAAAAGGTCAGTTATAGCATCCCTTAAAGAATCATCATTCCATAGTATATCATCTATATTAAAATCAGGTTTTCCCCCTGTAAAACTTATTAATTTATCCATATCTTAAAATGTTACTACATTATATGCTTTAGTGTCTACGTAAGATTTTATCAATTTATCTAATACATCAGCATCATAGATTGTACTTACAGGAAAATTTAAAGTAAAATCAACTGCCGATAAAGGAAACTCAGTCTGTTTATACATTGATATAGGTGCAGGATTAATCTCACCTTGCTTATAAATAAAAGTAGGACTAGGATCAGTTTCTTGCTGTTGATATATATCAATTACATGACCTGTTATATTATTTTCTGTTATGTATATACGCCTTAAATTTTCATCATATTTATCATTTAACATTTCTTCCATTGCTAAATGATTACTTGTATAACTTAGATAATTATTCACCGTTACCATTACATAATAAAAATCATCATTAATTGTCTGCAGTGGATCAATTATACTATATATAAAATCTTTTAACCATTCAAAACGATAAAACCAAGGCAAAGCATTAACAATAAAATTATTATAATTTACCTGATATTTTCCTATACTTAAACTCATACAGAATAGGTTATTGTTGTTGATAATGGAAACCCTGTATCTATCTTCAAATATCCTGCATAACTCGAATAAGTTTGTTCTGCTTTTGCTAATACATCTTCATAAGTACCACCATCTTTCTTTGCTTCTATTGCCGATGCATAAACATTTATAACTCCTGTTGCTGATTGCACAGCATCAATAAGTTTCATAACTCTCATATCTCCTGCAAAATTATCAGCTTGGAATGATTGTAAAAATTCATCTATTGCATCTTCAATCGGCTTTGTTACACCATCACTTATTAATGTTCCTGTATTATCTAATATTAAAGGATTGTATTTTACAGATAAATAGCACTTCATTAAATCTGGATCATCAGATATAATTGATATAGCTGTCCCTGCTATTCTCTTTTTTACCCAATATTCAGTAAATGAAGTTAATTCTGCTGCATCTAATTTTTCTGCTACTCCACTTACAACTTGTGCAACCCTTATAGTTACCTGTCCATTTATTAAGTCTGATGCTGCTAAGTTAACTATTTGAGATGTTGTATCAATTACCTCATATCCAATCAATTTAGTTGTACGGTTAAATACTAAATCATAACCATACTGGAACTCTAAAGATTCGGCTGCATACCAAGGCAATATTCCGGGTTGAATTTCTGCCCCTCTTTCTTCTATTTCATCTTTTGCTATATCCCATAAGTCCTCATGTGTTTTTATGCTTAAGCTCATTACATCAAAAATACTATTCCATATTGATGTGGCACTTGTTGAGGTCAATTCTGCTAATGATGTATATGTAGCTTTTGCGGTATCCATTGCCGCCCGAATTACTGCAAATGTTCTACTCATTTAAAAAGTCTTTATATAAATTCATTACGTTACCCATTTCTGTATCTTTTTCTTTAGGCTCAATAGGTTCAGGTTCTACAGGTTCGTCAAATTCTACACCTATTTTATTTTCAGCTTCTTCTTTTGTCATTTTCAGACCTGCAAGGCTTAAGTCCCTAATAACAGTTGACCATTCTTGAATAGTCAATGTCTCATCCATATTCCAAGCACCTGCATAATCACCATCTGGTAACATGCCTAATACTTTCATTCTAGGAATTAACTTTTCATTTACTACAGTCTGAAGGTCAATTTTATCAGCATAAATAATATCTTTCATACCTCTTTCATGAACTTCTGATTGTGATCGACTTGAACCATCGTCTGTTATCATTGTACCACCTAAGATCAATTTACTTATTTCAGAGTTACAAACGTTTATTAATTCCTTGTAGATATTATAAGCGTCTGTCTTCGATTCTTGTAGTAATTCAACTAAATCCAATGTATCCAATGCAGCGTATGAACCCTGACTTAAACTGTCGAGCATGTCTAACATGTTTTGTTTTAACTCTGGATTTGATATATCCGTTTTACCTATTCTTATTGGTTGACCAAATATATCAGCATGCATTGACCAAGCTCCAAAAACTTCTTTCCAAATCATGTATGGAGTTACCTTGTTTAGTAAACCTAAGTCTTTACCATCACCTACAGGCACAATCCAATTCTTTACTTTAGGATCATTATATGACATGAAATTTATATTATCACCCCCGTTCACCTTATTGCTATTAAACCCTAATTCACAATCAAAAATAAAGCCTTCCCACTGCGGAACTAAGTTTTCCTCTGGAACCCTTTTGACGTCCTTAAATTTGCCGTCCTGTATTTCTCCTAACTGAAGTAGTTGATTCCCGTAAAACTTAGCCCATTCTGCACACACCAAAAAACTCCTAAACCAAGGCAATGGAAAGCCTTTATTATCAACAAACTCTTTACTTAATTCCTCATCTAGTTCACCTTCTTTAAATATGCCGAAAGTACCTGATGTTGCTTTATTTAATCTTATTTGAATATTTGAATATACTTGTGCATCATCTAAAACATCTTTATAGATTTGCATTAATTCTAGCCTATCTGGGTTTTCAAAATCCTCCGCATCCGATTGTGCTCCTCTCCAAACTCCAATGTCTTTTACTAAGCGGTCAAGATTCTTTTTTACGATCCTAGATTCTACCTTACCTTTTCCCCTCTTTGGCTCGTCACTTGTTAAAGCCTCTAATCTTCTATCTACTAATTTATCGAGCCATTTCATTTAATAATATATTTTGATGTATCACTTTTGCCATATGCTATTCTATGACTTGCTTGATCTGAATTATCTATAATAGGCAGGTCTGGAGTTATTATTCCTTTTTGTACTTGCTTTAAGTATCCTATTGCGCCCCCTCTTTGTTGAGGGTCATCACCATCGTATAATAACCTCCTTAAATCTGGAATGTTTCTTGGTGAAATCCTAGCGTGCATATGATAAAGCAATGAAGTAATGACAGTATCCACTATCTTAGGGTTTCGATTATCACCTTCTGTAAAGTATGTGGTATTTGTCAATGATTCTGAAGTTGCATCTAATATGCATGTGTAGAATTTCTTTGTAGCACTTTGGTAGTGTCTACTACCGTTTAATGCTGTTACTCCTGTTCCTGTAGCCGTTATTGCAACGGTCTTAAATATTAGTTTTTCGTTGTATCGGTGTCTTATATATCCAGCTACTTCTTCAACTGCCGAATCCATTGATTTATTTAAGACGTCTGAATCCCCTCCATCTACTATCGCTAAATCCGTTGATTCAATTAATTTAGAATAGTCGTCACTAACTAAAAAATAATCCATATGACAAAATTACAAAAAATATTCTATTTAACATAATAATAATTATACTATCTTGATCTTTGTGTTCTTGGTGTAATGATTGTGGGCTCCCTTCTATGTAGTTTTGATTTAAATACAAGGAAATCTGAATTAAATAATTGGCATACAATATCCTTTAAAGTATCAGTTAAATGACCATGCGGTTCAAAACTCGCTTTAGTTTTCGGATCAGTTTCCCGCTTCTTTAAAATACCTCCATCTTTATCTTGTTTAGTTTCAATATAATCATTTATTGATGTTTTATTAGTTTCTCCAATTGTTATTGATATATTATTAATTCTGTCCTCAAATATAGCATTCACAAAATCACCCATTATTGATACTGATCTGTTTGATCGTGCCATTCTATCCTGAATAATAAAGTCATTTTTCATTAATGTACCTGTGAAAAGTGTGAAAAAACTTCTTTTCTGGTCATCTATGTTATTGCTTGCTTTTGTTGTTGGATCACCATATATAAACAACTTATCTTCATATCCTATTTGATTAAGCCATTTAACAACATTTAAGGCTGCTTTCCTTGCTGTATTGATCGGGTCTTTTGCTGGGAGTTCATGAACTTGTTTTAAATGGTATTTGATATATTCTTCTGCTCCGATAATATGTTCTTTTTCTATTTGCCAAATTGTAACGGCAATGTATGGCAATACGTTTGAATCAATTGATATATGTAGTGTATTATCAATATCTAACTTAATTGGTCTTACGTGTTGCTCTAATTCAAATGATTTTAAGAACTCACCACCTGTTTTTAATTGAATGTCCCAGTTACCCTCAACAAATACCTCGTATTCATATTTAGGTAGGTTTTTAAGTGATTCTATATATTCTTGTGGTAAATGTGGATTGTCTGTTATCTTAGCAGGAATATAAGCCCA